GGTAGATTCGGATCACGTTATTTAGCTAGGCATCAGTTTGTGAAGTTGGTTCAGATCTTGCGTATCTCAAGCCCATTTCACGCAATATCACCCCTTTCCCCGCCAACAGGGCAACCGGCCATATTACCCTCAGAGACTGGGTTTCGGTCTCTGGTGTCAACCAGCATCGTAAACCTGTAATGTTGGTTTACACAGCCGGCAGACCTTGCCGCTCATCACGAAGTCAGAAGCAGCCGACGCCCTTGGGGTGTCTCGGACGGCCGTCTACAAGGCCATCAAGCAGGGGCGCCTCCCAGTGGTGCGCTCAGCGGACGGTCGCGAGCTGATCAAGTCCGAGACCCTGCGCGAGGACTGGTTCGCCAACACGATGAAGAAGGTCGGCGTCGGCCCCAAGCCACCCGCCGGCGAGAAGGAATTCCCACCGCCTCGGCCGAAGCGCCAGGCCGAGGAGCCAGAGCCACCAAAGCGCGACCGATCACTCGCTGGCCCCGAGCCTGGCGAAATCGTCCCCGACTACAACGAGTCCCGAGCCCGCACCGAATACCTGAAGGCCGAGCTGCTTGAGCTTGAGCGGAAGGAAAAGGAGGGGCTGCTGGTCCGGGCGGCCGACGTCGAAGCGAAGTGGGTGGAGGTGATCACGATCAGCCGCACCAAGGTGATGGGGGTACCCTCAAAAGCGAAGCAGCGGATCCCGGACCTGACACAGGATCAGATCGCCATCCTTGAGGACATCGTGCGCGAGGCATTGGAGGAGCTGGCGAGCGATGGCTGAGATCCAGGAGCTGGCAACGGCAGCGCTGCGTGCGTGGAAGCCACCAGAGAAGCTGACGCTGAGTGAGTGGGCAGACCGGTATTTCTATCTGTCGGCTGAGTCGAGCGCCGAAGCCGGCCGGTGGCACACGCTGCCCTACCAGAAGGGCATCATGAACGCGATCACAGATCCTGCGATCGAGCAGATCTCGGTGATGAAAAGTGCGCGTGTCGGCTACACCAAGTGCCTGAATGCGTGCATCGCGTTTCACATCCACCAGGATCCCTGCCCGATGATGCTGGTGCAGCCGACGATCGAGGACGCGCAGGGCTACTCAAAAGAAGAGATCGCGCCGATGCTGCGCGATGTGCCGGTGCTGAAGGGATTGGTGTCCGAGAGTAAGGCGAAGGACGGCGCGAACACGATCCTGCAGAAACAGTATCCGGGCGGGACGCTGGGCCTGGTGGGCGCCAACAGCCCGCGGGGTTTCCGTCGTGTGAGCCGCCGGATCGTGATGTTCGACGAGACTGATGGCTACCCACCGAGTGCCGGCCCCGAGGGTGACCAGATCAAGCTGGGTATCCGCCGGACGGAGTATTACTGGAACCGCAAGATCGTGGCCGGGTCGACGCCGACCTTGAAGGACGCGAGCCGGATCGAGCGGTTATTCCAGCAGGGTGACCAGCGGCGGTACTTCGTGCCCTGCCCTGACTGCGACCACATGCAGTACCTCAAGTGGTCACATATGCGCTGGGAGGACAGTGCATTACCAGTGCATTACGTGTGCGAGGAATGCGGCGTGCTGATCCCGCATTCAAAGAAGCGCTGGATGGTGGAGCGCGGCGAGTGGCGGGCGACATCACCAGGCAACGGCAAGCATGCTTCGTTTCATATCTGGGCGGCGTACAGCTACAGCCCGAATGCCAGCTGGGACAATCTGCGCGATGAGTTCCTTGAGGCAAAGTCTGACCCCGAGGCGCTGAAGACGTTCGTCAACACGGTGCTCGGCGAGAGCTGGGAGGACGATTACGCAGCGAAGGTTGGCGCCGACAGCCTGCTTGAGCGTGCGGAGTTCTACGAGAAGCGGATGATCCCGGCCGAGGCTTCGGCGCTGACGATCGGCTGCGATGTTCAGGACAACCGCCTGAGCCTGAGTGTGTGGGCGTGGGGCCGCGAGGAGGAAGGCTGGCTGGTCGATCGGCAGGTGATCCACGGCGACCCGAGCAGGCCCGAACCATGGAAGCAGCTGGACGAGATCCTGGTGCGGCCGTTCAGGCATGCGCTGGGCGGCGAGATGCGCCCAGATGTGGTCTGCATCGACTCGGGCGGCCACCACACGATGGAGGTGTACCAGTACGCCAGGGAGCGCCAGAACCTGGGCGTGATTGCGGTGAAGGGCCAGAGCCAGAAGGGCAAGCCACCGATCGGCAAGCCGACGAAAGTAGACCTGAACTACAAGGGCAAAGCGCTGAAGAAGGGCGCCGAGGTGTACCCGGTGGGCGGCGACACTGTGAAAAGCCTGCTGTTTGGGCGGTTGAAGCACAACGAGCCCGGCCCAGGGTTCCTGCATTTTTATGCGGAGGCCGGGAAAGAGTATTTTGAGGAGCTGACTGCCGAGAAGCAGATCACACGGTTTGTGCGGGGTTATCCGGAGCGCGTGTGGGTGAAGAAATCGAGTCAACGAAACGAAGCACTCGACGAGCTGGTCTATGCGTATGCAGCGTTGAATCGGATGTATCAACGGTATGACAGAAGGAGTATCTGGGATCAACTAGAACGCAGGCTGGAACAAAAGCCTGCGCCAGAGCCGAAGCCCAAAAAAGCTGCCAGAGCAACTAGGAGCAATTTTGTTACGAGGTGGTAGAGCGGAGCGCGGCTTCAAGCAAGTAGGCCGCAAGGTTCGACACTGTGCGCTGCTCTGTCCTGGCGCGCTCGCGAAGCGCGTCCGCCACCGCCCTCGGCAGCACCACTTGGACCCTGTCACCCTGCGCCATGCTTCGATCGTGGTATGATTTGTGCATGAGCGACGGCAATCGCCCTTCGCTCAGCCCTGATCGTAATGCCTTCGGAGGACTACTACCAATCAACCCAGTGGCGCTACAAGCGCCAACAACGCCTTGAGCTTGACCAATACACCTGCCAGGGCTGCGGCATCACCAGTCAGCAGCTGGCCGAGCTTGGGTGGCCTGCTCTTCAGGTCCACCACCGCAACGCCGGACCACCGGACTACCGTTACCCGTCTTTTGGCGACGAGCGCATGTCAGATCTTCTGACCCTCTGCTCCGACTGTCATGACGGCATTACCAACTCAGTCCGCCGCCAACGCTTCAAGCTTGATCCGCGAAAGCAGGTTGCGCCTGTCACACTCTCGGCGCCTTCCCTAAACGTCCCTTCGCGACAGAAACGTGTCCAACCTGTCCCAGATACAGATCTCAGTCAGGGGCGAGAGCCCGCTGCTCTGCCACAACGGTCAGACCGCCGACCCTCGCAATCCTTACGCCAAGGCAATGAAAGCTGTGAGCGGCAAGCGGAAAAAAACGGATGCCGACTATGACGAGTTGGCCCGGCTGGAATGGCTGGCCGGCCTCTACCGCTTCGGCGACCAGCTTGTCATCCCCGACTACGTCCTTGAAGCAGTGTTCATTGCGGGTGGCAAGAAGTCGAAGCGCGGCCCGCAAGTGAAGTGCGGCCTGTTCTTTACCGAGCACGCAGTGCTCGAGTTTGAGGGCAAGCCCGCGACGCTCGACGACCAGTCACTTAGCGAGATGTTTGCTTCCGGCGAGTTCACGCACACTGTTGGCGTCAAGGTCGGCATGGCAAAGGTCATGCGAACTAGGCCCATCTTTCGGCACTGGAGTCTTGAAGCCACGGCTTACTTCGATCCAGACGTTCTGAACCTCCGCGACATCGAGGAGGTGGCCGTAGACGCTGGTAAGCTGGTTGGCATCGGCGATTGGCGCCCCAAGCACGGTCGCTTCACCGCTGGCATCCGAGAGGTGTAAGTCCAGATTCGTTTAGGCTGGGCTGGGCAGGGCTGGGCACGGCGCGGCGGGGTAAGGAAAGGGCTGCAGACGGCAGCACGGAGGGGCAACCCTCCCTGCTGCCCTCTTGAAGGGCAGATCTGGCCAGTCAGGGCTCGGCGCCGCACAGCACGGCTCGGCAAGGCGGGATCGGGCAAGGGTCACAGACGGTGGCACGGAGGGGTTTCCCTCCCTGCCACCCTCACGAGGGTGGATTTGGATAGGCGAAGTCGGGCCGGGGACGGCATGGCTGGGCGAGGCCAGGCTTGGCGAGGCATGGGCCCCTACGGGGCAAAATCAAAAACAACAGCGAACAATGCTGAGTTAGCAAGAAGAAAGGCTTGAAAAGCCCGTGGAAAGGGAGCGGAAGGCGCCGCTAAGATCGAACAAGGCTCCGAAACGGAGTTTTGTCCGCCAGTGGTGAGGCCGTGAAGATCCCATCGACAATCAGAGCTGGCGACACCGTTGTGTGGGTGGATGACCCGAGTGTCGATGTTTTCGGCGCGGCTATCACCAGCTCGAGTCACGACCTGACCTATTACCTGCGCACGAACACGGCTTCCGAGGGCGCAACGGTTGTCGGCGTCGCTGAAAGCTCGGGCTGGAAGTTCACGATCACGGCCGGCACCTCGTCTGCATTCGATGCCGGCACCTGGTACTGGCAGGCGGTCGCCACCGCGACGGTCGGCGGCGCCAAGACCACGCTGGGCACCGGTCAGCTGACGGTCGAACCGTCGCTGAGCTACGCCGGTTCACCCGGTGCGTTCGACGGCCGCAGCCAGGCGCAGAAAGATCTTGAGGCATGCCAGGCCGCCATCCGCTCGCTGATGAGCGGCGGTGCTGTTCAGGAGTACCGGATCGGCACCCGCAGCCTGAAGCGCTACGAGCTGGCCGACCTGCTGGCACTTGAGAGCAAGCTCAAGGCTGACGTGGCTCGCGAGAACAAAGCGGCGATGATCGCGAACGGCCTCGGCAATCCACATAACCTGTTTGTGAGGTTCGGCCGCTGATGGGACTCCGTACACGAGTATTGACTGCCTTTGGATTCGGGGCAAAGCAGCAGCCGGAGCCGGCCCGGCGCCGTCGTCGCACCTATGCCGGTGCGATCATCAATCGCCTCACCAGCGACTGGATCGCGAACGGCACCAGCGCTGACGCTGAGATCAAGACCAGCCTGCGGAAGCTGCGGGACCGCAGCCGCCAGATGGTGCGGGACAACCCGTATGCGCGGCAGGCAAAGCGGACGACGCAGATCAATGTTGTCGGCCAGGGCATCAAGATGCAGGCGCAGGTGCGTGCGCTGCGCGGCAACAAGCGTGACGATCGGTTGAATGCTGCGATCGAGGGCCTGTGGACGCAATGGTGCCGCAAGGAATTCTGCGATGTGGCGGGCCGCAACAGCTTCTACATGTTTGAGTGGTTGGCCGCCGGTGCCCTGCCTGAGAGCGGGGAGGTGGTGTTTCGGATCCACCGGCGCCCATTCGGCGGCAGCAAGGTGCCGATGGCGCTGGAGATCATTGAGAGCGACCTGCTCGACGATGAATACAACGGTGCGGTGAGCGCCAAGGGCAATGAGTGGCGCATGGGCGTCGAGATCGATCCGTATGGCCGCCCGGTGCAGTATGCGTTCCTGACGCGGCACCCTGGTGATTACTGGTTCCAGGGGACGCCGGACAAGGCCAGCGTGAAGCATGTCTTCCTGCCGGCGAAGGACGTCATCCACCTGTTCATCCCCGAGCGCCCGAATCAGCACCGCGGTGTGCCCTGGTTCGCACCGGTGATCAGCGATGCCCACCAACTGGCCGGCTACGAAGAGGCCGCGGTGGTGCGTGCCCGCTCTGGCGCCAGCCTGATGGGTTTCATCACGTCACCTGAGGGCGAGCTTGAGGCCGACGACGTCGAGGACGGTCAGCGGATTTCGGAGTTTGAGCCTGGGGTGTTCAAGTATCTAGATCCGGGCCAGCAGGTCACGATCCCGAATCTGTCGTCGCCCGATCAGCAGTACGAGATGTTCGTGCGGGCCAAAACGCGGCGCATCGCGTCTGGTTTCGGTTGTTCGTACGAGACCTTGTCGAGGGATTTCAGCGAGACGAACTATTCCAGCAGCCGGCTTTCGCTGCTTGAGGATCGCGACCACTGGAAGGTGGTGCAGACCTATCTGATCGAGAATTTTCACACGCGGGTGTTCCGCGAGTGGCTTGATGTGGCGGTGCTCAGTGGTGAGCTGGCCCTGCCCGACTATGAGCTGCGGCCGGATCGCTATGACAGCCCACGCTGGATGGCACGCGGCTGGAGCTGGGTGGATCCGCTCAAGGAAGTGAAGGCTTACCGCGAGATGGAGGCGGCCGGCTACAAGACCAAGGCTCAGATCGTGGCAGAGCTCGGCGGCGATCTGGACGAGAACCTGCAGCAGCTGGCGCGCGAGAAAAAGCTGGCTGAGGAGCTGGGTGTCACGCTGGACGCTGACATCAATCCTGAATTGCCGGCAGCTGTGGATCCTCCCAGCAGCGAGTCGGCAAGCGACGGGGAGCCTGCTGGCCCCCAAGCGGCTCCTCGTCGCGCCCGGAATTCGCGTCGCAAGAAGGTGAGTAATGTAGATGAAGTTCAATCCGAGCGCCCAGAGGGAACGCTTAACTGATGGACGAAATCCAAACACCTGAAGTGGATCGCGCCCTGGCTGATCTATCCGAGGAGCAAGTTGCTGCCGTAGGCGACGCTGTTGCTCAGATTGTGGCCGAGCACATGATGGAAGTGGTGGAGGACACCATGGAAGTCCTGCAGGGCGAGGATCCCGAGGCAGAGACTGACGCCGAGGAAATGGCCGAAGGTGGCGACCGCAAGCTAAAAGGCAACTACACCCGCACTGAAGTCACCTCGTTCTCGGAGCTGGAGGATCGGAGCTTTGAGTTCCCCTTCAGCTCTGAGTATCCCATGGCCCGGTACTTCGGAAACGAAGTGCTGAGTCATGACAGGGAAGCTGCTGATCTGGCTCGTCTCAACGACGGTGCGCCGCTGCTCTTCAACCACAATCCCGACAAGGTTGTTGGTGTCGTCGAGCGTGCGTGGATCGATGGCAGTAAGAAGCGTGGCTACGTGAAAGTGCGTTTCTCTCGTAATAGCTTTGCCAAGGAGGTGATGGCTGATGTCAAAGATGGCGTCCTTCGGGGTGTCAGTTTTGGCTATGCCATCAACAAGATGGAAGAGCGAGGCGAAAACTTCGTCGCGACTCGATGGAGTCCGTATGAAGTTTCGGTTGTTAGCATCCCGGCAGACCCCACTGTGGGTGTAGGCCGGTCGCTTGCGACTGACTCTGCGGCCCCCGCCGCATCACCAACCCCTCAACCTGAACCTGAGGTTCACATGGAAAACACCCCTGACGTGGAGGTGATCCGGTCCAAGGCCGCCGAGGCCGAGCGTAGCCGTATCGCCACCATCAACGCCCTTGGCGAAAAGCATGGTCTCCAGGAGCTCGCCCGCGAGCTCATCGATGGCGGCCGTTCCGTGGACGAGGCTCGCGCCGCTGTCCTCGAAAAACTCGACACCCGCAGCTCCAAAGTGGAACACCGCATCGCTGACGAAAAGGCCAACGACCTTGGCCTGACCGAGAAGGAAACCCGTGAGTTCTCCTTCGTTCGCGCCCTGAACTTCCTCGTCAATCCCGCTGACGCCAAGGCCCGCCAGGCTGCCGCGTTTGAGATCGAGGTGGGCGAGGCCGCTGCCAAGAAGTACGAGCGTTCTTCCAACGGGATCGTGATCCCGAACGAAGTGCTGCGTCGTGACCTCGTGGTGGGCACCAGCACCGCTGGCGGCAACCTGGTGGCAAGCGAACTGCTGGCTGGCAGCTTCATCGACCTGCTGCGTAATCGCATGGCGATGATGCAGGCTGGCGTCACCTTGCTGAGCGGCCTGCAGGGCAACATCAGCATCCCCCGCCAGAGCTCCGCTGCTACCGCCTACTGGGTGGGTGAAGGCGGCAGCCCGACCGAGAGCCAGCAGGCCATCGATCAGGTCAACATGACCCCCAAGACTGTGGGTGCATTCGTTGACTACAGCCGTCGTCTGCTGCTCCAGTCCTCGATCGACGTCGAGGCCATGATCCGCAACGATCTGGCTCGTGTGATCGGCCTTGAGCTTGATCGTGCCGCCATCTACGGCGCCGGTTCTTCCAACCAGCCTCTGGGCCTGGTGAACACCACCGGCATTGGTGCTCAGACGATCACCACCTACGGCACCTTCCTTGAGTACATCGGCATGGAGACCGATGTGGCTGCTGCTAACGCTGATGCTGGCGCCATGCGCTACATCATCAACGCTGCTGCCCGTGGCGCCCTGAAAGGCACCAGCGTTTCTGGCACCGAGGCCAAGTTCGTCTACGAGAACGACGAGATCAACGGCTATCCCGTGATCGTCTCCAACCAGCTGGCGAACAACGACTGCCTGTTTGGTGACTTCTCGCAGTTCGTGGTGGGTCTCTGGAGCGGCCTGGATCTGACCGTGGATCCCTACGCTGGCAGCACCTCCGGCACCGTCCGCATCATTGCCCTGCAGGATGTTGACTTTGCTGTGAAGCAGCCCGGCGCCTTCTGCTTCGGCACCTGATCGCCATGAGGATCGAGATTCTGCGCTCGGTCATGATCTCGGGGGAGTCGGTTAGCGCCGGCTCCTTCGTTGAGGTCAGCGTGGCCGACGCCAATCTGCTGATTGGCATGAACAAGGCTCAGATTGCAGTTGAGCCTGAGCCGCAGCCCGAGCCTGAGGCTCCGAAGCGGTCTCGCAAGACCACTACCACCACAACGTCCGAGGAGGACTGATCCATGGCCATTCTTCAGCAAGCCCTCGACAAGCTTGAAGCTCTGAGCTTCCACCCCACTGCTGCTCGCACCTCCACCGGTAGCGGCACCGGCCTCGACATGCAGACCTACGACGGCGACGTCGTGCTGCTGCTTGACTCTGCTGCCGGCACCGGCACCACCCCCACCCTGGCTGTGACCGTCGAGGAGTCTGACTCCCTTGGCAGTGGCTACACCGCTATCAGCGGCGCTGCCTTCACGCAGGTCACCACGACTGCTTCCCAGCAGAAGCTGGTGATCGTGAAGGATTCCGCCAAGCGCTATGTGCGTGTGACCTACACCCTTGGCGGCGGCACCCCCTCCTTCACCTTCTCGGTGAACGGTCTGGGCGTGAAGAAGTACGGCTGATCGTGATCACTGCCCCTGCTCGGCGACGGGCGGGGGCTTTCTCTTTGGAAGTGCGCAGTGGCTCTGACAGAAGACCTGTCAATGTTCCTCGCCGATTTCGGCGTCACTGTCACCAGTGGCGCCGTTTCTGGCATGGGTATTCTCGACATGCCGAGCCAGATTGTGGCGGATGGCATGGTGCTCACGACCGACTATCGGCTCACCGTTCGCACCTCTGAGTTTGGTGGACTGATCTACGGCGCTCCGATCACGGCCGACGGCGTTAACTATCAGGTCCGCGAGGCCATGAAGATCGATGATGGGCAGTTCACCGAGCTGATGCTGACCCGCCTCGCTCCCGAGAGCGTGGCAGCCGGTCAGGATCCGCGCGAGTTTGGCCTGGCTGATTTGGCTGATGTGAACATCACCAACGCCCAGCAGGGCGACATGCTGATCAATGACGGGACAGAATGGGTGGACACGAACGAGATTGACGGCGGAGGCGCCAGCTGATGGCCACGACGCGGCAGCGGATCAAGTTCAGGCGTGACACGGCTGCCAACTGGACGGCGGCCAATCCGGTGCTGCTGGCTGGTGAAGTCGGCTACGAGACGGACACCAAGCAGGTCAAGATCGGCAACGGCAGCTCGGCGTGGAGCGCATTGGAGTATGCGCCGCTCAACCGCAACCCGATCCTGCAGTCGATCCAGCTGCTGACGACCGGCGGCAACGCGGATACGGCTGGCGAGCTGGCTTGGAACGCAGACGACCAGACGCTCGACATCGCCAAGGGTGGCGGCACGGTTCTGCAGGTCGGCCAGGAAATGTCCTTCCTGGTTCACAACGACACGGCCAACACGATCCTTGAGGGCACCGGCGTGATGTATGCCGGCACCTATGGCGCCAGTGGGCAGCTGAAGGTGGCGCCGATGATCGCCAACGGCACGCTGCCTGGGCATGTGTTTCTCGGCGTGATGACCGAGACGGTGACAGCTGGCAACGACGGCTTCGTAACCACCTTTGGCAAGGTGCGCGGCATCAATACCAGCGCCTATCCAGAGGACTCGATCCTTTACTGCGATCCGGTCAACCCCGGCGGCTTTGTCACGGTCGAGCCGGATGGTCCGAACCTGAAGCTGCCAGTGGCGGCTGTGATTCATTCCGGGAACAACGGCACCATCTTCGTGCGTGCTGCCTCTGGTCAGTTCATCAAGGATTGCCACGATGTTGAAACGAGCGACGCTCACGACGGCGACGTGCTGACCTGGGTCGATGCGATGAACCGGTGGGAGCACAAGCCGCCCGTGAACGGCTCGGCGCCGCGCAGTATCACCATTGCTGGGCCGATTGCCGGTGACAGCTTCACGCTGTTCCGCACGTCACGCGAGACGACGCTGGCCAGCGTGGTCGGGCTGGTCTCGGGCGGCTCGGTGACCTACGAGCTGCGTTACGCGAGTGATCGCACCACGGCTGGCACGCTGGCCACGGTCAGCGACACTGTGACCAACACCACCACCGGTGACACGGCAACATTGCAGAACCAGCCCATTCCCGCCGCTCGGTGGGTGTGGGTGGACATCACAGCCGTGTCCGGCACGGTTGATGAGTTCAATCTGTCCGTAGCCTTCTGATCTAGACTGACCCCAACAGAGGAGCCCCGCATTCATGGCCACCTTCACCAAATTCAACAGCTTCGTCGAGGCGCTGGCCGAGAAGACTCATAACCTCGGCTCCGACACGCTGACGGTGGCGCTGACCAACACGCTGCCGGTGAACACCAACACGGTGATCGCGAACATCACTCAAATCAGCTACACCAACATTCAGAACGGCACGACCACCGGCCGCAACCTGGCAGGTGTGACTTCGGCGCAGACCAGCGGCACTTACAAGCTGGACGCCAACGATCTGGTGCTCACTGCGACCGGTACGGTGCCAACATTCCGGTATGTGGTGCTCTACAACCAAACGGCAGCCAGTGGCGAACTGATCGGGTTTTACGACTACGGCGCCGCTGTTGACCTGCTGAACGGCGAGACGTTCACGATCACCTGGGACGCTGCTGGCATCCTGACCCTGGCCTGATAACTGACGCGGAGGCAGGGCCATGGCTGTCGCCCATAGTGCTGCCTCTGAGTCCCACACCGGGACCACAGGCTCATCAGCACAGGCCGCGTTCAGCTGGACGCATACGCAGACCGGCACGCCTCAGGGCGTGGTTGTCTTTGTCTCGACGTACGCCAGCGTTGCTGACTTAATCACCAGCGTCACCTATGGCGGCGTTGCATTAACGCGGCTGACAGGCGGATTAGCGCAGGACGGCGCTGGAGAATTAGGCCGGCTTGACACATTTTTTCTTGGCAGTGGGTTAGGCACTGGCAACCAGACGATCACCGTCAACCGCACCAACAATGCGACGGTGATGTATGCAGCGGCGGCCACCGTTACCGCTGCCGCCAATACTGCGGTGCCAACCGCAACCATCGTTCTACTGGAGGGCGATGGCACGCTGGCGGCTCAAACCGTCAATGACACATCGCCCGGCACCAACAGCGTTCGCTACGCCGGTTGCTATTCGGGTCTGAACGCGCCGCCCACCGCTGGCACCGGCAGCACGCTGCTGAACAGCATCGACATCGGCAACTACGGTTCAGCGCTGGTGCGCGAAACCACTGCCGGCCAAGGTGCCCGCAGCATTGGTTTCACCGGCGCCACGGATGACCGGGCGGCAGTGCATCTCGCCATCCGCGAGTTGGTGCCACGGACGCTGCCGCAGACCGTTGGCGCCTTCACGCTGACTGGCAACAACGCCACACTCACCAAGGCCAGCCCCAAGGCAATCACCGCCGAGACCGGCGCCTTCACGCTGACCGGCAACCCGGCGGACCTGCGCCACAACCCGGACATTGAGGCTGGGGTCGGCACGTTCACGCTGACGGGCAACCCGGCCGATGCGCGGCACAACGTTCGCATCACTGGCGAGCGTGGCCAGTTCACACTGACCGGTCAGCCGGCCACACTGAGCAAGGCTGCTGCGGCCAAGATCCTCGCGGCTGACGCTGGAACTTTTGCCCTCAACGGCGGATCGCCAACCCTCAGCGTTGGCCATCATCTTGATGCCACGGTTGGACAGTTCACCCTCACCGGCAACCCGGCCGGCCTAGCTGATACCGATCGGCTGGCGGCCGAAACCGGCACCTTCACGCTGGCCGGCAACGGCGCCACACTGCGCCAGAACTATGCGCTTGCGGCCGAGGTTGGCGCGTTTACAACCGCCGGCCAACCCGCAACGCTGCGCCACAACCCGCGCATCGAGGCCGTCACCGGTGCGTTCGCGCTGAACGGCGGCAGCCCTGCCCTCCTGCAGGGGTATTACCTGAGCGGTGGTGCCGGCACCTTCACCGAGACCGGCCAGCCTGCCACGTTCCGCCGCACCTGGGCGATTCAAGGCGGTGTTGGCACGTTCACGCTCACTGGCAACCCGGCCAGCCTGACCGAGCTGGGCGCTTACGAGATCGACCCACTGGTCGGTGCGTTCACGCTCACGGGGCAGCCGGCCACTCTGGCTCAAAGCCAGATCATGCCGATCACAGTCGGCACTTTTGCGCTCAACGGCCAGCCTGCAGCGCTGCGCCACAACCCGGCTATCACCGGTGAACGCGGGCAGTTCACGCTGACCGGCCAGCCAGCGACGCTCAAGCAGGGCTATCTGCTCACTGGGGCAACCGGCGCGTTTACCTTCACCGGCAACCCCGCCACTCTTGCCAAGCAGTCGGCCAAGCAGCTCACGGCCGCTGTTGGCACGTTCAGCCTGACCGGTCAGCCCGCCACGCTGTCGCGCAGTCGGCTGTTCCTAGCCGAGCGTGGCGCGTTCACACTGACCGGCCAGCCGGCAACGCTGCGGCAGAACTGGCGCACCACCGGTGAGCGTGGGCAGTTCACACTGACCGGCAATCAGGCGACCTTCGCGGCAGTTCGCAGCCTGCTCGGCGGCACCGGCCAGTTCACGCTGACGGGCAATCCGGCTGGCTTGGGTGATACCGACCTGCTTGAAGCAACTGCAGGCGCATTCATCCTGACCGGCTTGTCAGCAACGCTCGCCAAGACCAGCACCGCACGCCGCCGCAACATCCTGATCTTCTAGGAATGTCCCGGAATTGCCCGCGCCCTGCCCTACTGGATGCAGTTAATCTGATGTCATGACCAAGCGCGAAAACATCCTTGCCGCCATTCGTTCGGCGCTGACTGGCACCACTGGTGTCAGCACACGGATTTATCGCAGCCGTGTCGAGCCGATGGCAAGGCAAGAGAGCCCGGCGATTGTGGTCGAGCCGCTCAAGGACAAGGCCGAGCAAAACACCAGTCTTCCAACTCTGGACTGGAGCCTGCTGGTGCGAGTGGCTGTCGTGATCCGTGCAAATGTGCCAGACCAGGCCGCTGATCCGGTCGTGGAGTCATTGCATTCCAAGCTGATGGCAGACCTCACCCTTGGTGGTCTGGCCATGGATATTCAGCCCATTCAAGTAGAGTTCCAAGCAATAGAGGCTGACGTGCCTGCAGGTGTCGTCATGTGCGACTACCTTGTCAGGTACAGAACCTCTGTCGACAATCTCGGAGCCTGATGATGGCAATCACAGTCGATGAATACCATGGCCAAGGAGGGTCGTATCTAATCGATCCGAAAACCGGCAAGCGGAAGCCCGTAGTGCAAGAAGCGGCGCCGGCCAGCTCCACTCCCAACTCTGAGGTAACCAGCGATGCCGCTCCTGACACGCAAGCGCCTGATTCTGGCAAAAATTGAGTCGACTTACGCGACCGACTCATCTCCGGCCGGTACTGACGCCATTCTCGTTCGCAACCTGGACATCACGCCGATCGAGGCTGATGTCGTCAGCCGCGACCTGATCCGTCCCTATCTGGGCAACTACGACCAGCTGCTCGCGCAGACCCGTGTCTCCATCACCTTCCAGGTGGAGATGGCTGGATCTGGCACCGGCGGCACTGCGCCGAAGTTCAACTCGCTGCTTCGCGCCTGCGGCCTGGCTGAGACCCTGCTGGCTGCTCCCGTCACCGGTTCTGCTACCGCTGGCGCTGCTGGTTCGATCACCCTGGCCGCTGGCGCCAGCGCCGTTGATGACTTCTACAACGGCATGGTGATCTCGATCACCAGCGGCACGGGTAACGGCAGCTCGGGCATCGTCGTCGACTACGTCGGCAGCACCAAGGTTGCCACCGTGCAGCCGATCACCACCACCTTCACTCCTGCAGCCTCGAGCGCCTACAGCATTGCTGCCAACGCTGGCTACAAGCCCGTGAGCAGCAGCTTTGAGTCGGCCACCATCTACTTCAACAACGATGGCGTGCTGCACAAAGCCACTGGCTGCCGTGGTTCCTTCAGCCTGAATGCCGAGGTGGGCCAGATTCCGACCATCGACTTCACGATGACCGGCATCTACAACGCTCCGACCGACACCGCCGCCCCTGCAGTCACCTACACCAACCAGGCGACCCCGCAGATCTTCAAGGCCGGCAACGCCAGCGCCTTCAGCCTGCTGAGCTATAGCGGCTGCCTGATGTCCTGTAGCTTCGACATCGCCAACGAGATCGTCTACCGCGAGCTGATCGGCTGCACCAAGTCGGTGCTGATCACCAACCGCGCCCCTAGCGGCACGGCTGTGATTGAGGCCCCGACCATCGCGCAGAAGGACTACTTCTCGGTCGCCAACGACAACACGACTGGCCGTCTGTCGCTGCTGCATGGCACGACCGCCGGCAATCAGGTCGGTATCGTGGCTAGCAAAGTCGACCTCGGCAACCCCACGTATAGTGACAGCGACGGCATCCAAATGCTGAACCTGCCCTACGTGGCCATCCCCACCGACGCAGGCAACGACGAGATCAACCTCGTCTTCTCTTGATCCACGGAGCATTACTGCATGGCTTTCGTTCGCAAGAAGTCTTCCACCTTCAAGTGGCCCGTCACCGTCGAATTCCCCGTCGATGGCGGCCGCTTTGAGAAGGAGACCTTTGATGCTGTGTTCAAGCGCATCGGCCGCTCTGAATTTCAGAAGCTGGTCGACAAGGGCGACACAGACCTGATCGAAGCCGTGATGGCAGGCTGGGAGGGCATGCAGGACGAGTCCGCTAAGGACTTGCCCTTCTCCCTCTCGGCGCTCCGGGAACAGCTTGAGGATCCCTGCTGGACCCGCGGTGTAATCAGCGCCTACCTGAAGAGCCTCGAGGGCGGCGCGGCAAAAAACTAGAGGAGGCGGCCCGTTATTGGGCTGCCGCTGGAGAGAAGGTCTCCGATGGCACCGGCGAGGACGCTGCCCTGATGGGTATCGTCCTCCCGGAGCCTGAAGAGGAGGATTCTGATGACTTTGAAGTCTGGGACGAGAACTGGGACACGGTGACGATGTTCCTTCGTCTGCAGACTCAGTGGAACGTTGTCATGGGTGGCTTCACTGGCCTCAAGTACGAGGTGCTGCGGTGGATGTGCGACCTATACTCGGTGGAGGACCCGAAGGCGATGCTGGAGGGGATACAGGTCATGGAAGCGGCCGCCCTTCAGGAGCTGAACAAGGCAGATGACTGAATCGGTCGCACGGGTAAAGATTCTCGCCCAGATCGAGGGCCTAGAGGGCTTCGACAAGCTCAAGGGCGCGTTCAAGGGGCTGCAGACTGCGATCGGGCCGGCTGATAGCGAGCTGGAGAAAGCCCGAAAATCGATCATTGAGTTTGGGAAGGCTGGCAAAGCCAGCGAGCAGGTTATTCAGGGGCAGATCAGTGCGTTAAAGGCGCTGCAGGGGCAGGCTGCTATTGGCGGGGCGGTTTATCGGCAGCTCGCTAAAGACGTGAAGGCGCTGGGTAACGCCTACCAAGAAGCAGCTACTGGTGCCAAAAAGCTTACGGACGCTACACTATCTACGCAGTTTGTAGGCGCTAAGGCCGCTACATTTGATCCGCAAATTGCAGCACTACGCCGAGGCTTAAACGAGCTTATCGTCTATGAAAACGCTTATACAAGCAAACTTACTGAAATCCAACGTCGTCAGCAGCCATTCAACGCAGCTGTAGGCAGGCAAGGTGTAATCGCAGCCTTTGAAGCCTACGCACAAGGCCCATTGGGTCCAGGCTCCAGCAGCTCTAAAACCGTAGCTCCCAAGCTGCCAGAACTTCCCGATACGACAGCAGCTCTAAATCAGCGCCTGTCAGAACTGAGTGATCGTCTGCGCAATGTTACGCGAGGCGGTCAAGCGTATGCCGACACGGTAAGAGAGATCAACGCTGTTCAAAAACAGCTAAACGAAACAGTCAGGTCCCCCCAAGCACAAGCGGCTTATGAGCGGTTGCTGCAGTCAAGGCGGGCCAACGCTGGGAGTGGATTTCGTGCGTTTTCTGGCCGCGCCGAAAGGGTTAATGAGTCAATCAATTACAACAGGCAGCTTTTCTTAGCGGGTCAGCGCGCTTCCAATAGCCCGATGGGGCCTGACGCCCCAAGCGAGCTTTGGCGCAATATCGCTGGCATCGGCAACCAATCGGCAGCCAATCAGCTTCAGCTGATGAAGCGCTCCTTCAACGAGGTAGCCAGCAGCATCCGGGAGGCCACGCTTAAGTCTGACGGCAGCGTCAACAGCCTTCAACGGCAACGAGCCTCGTGGCAGGCGCTTCAGAACGCTGTCGGTGCCAACACAAAAGAATTCAAG